GGAGATGTGGGTAACTTTATTAATATGCCATACTTCAATGCTGACATGCCACAACGGTATTGTTTTAACAAAAAGGTTGAAGCCATGGAACTGGATGAGTTTCTTGATGCAATAGATGAGAAACGTATTTCTCTTGCTGATCTTGAGGCACTTCAGATGTCTAAGCCCAGGGAGATATTTCCCAAGGGGCCGCCATGCTTGAAACATATATTTGCAGACGGACCGCAATCAGAACCAAGAAACAAGTTGCTGTTTATGATGTGCAAGTATGCAAAACTTAGCAACCCAGACCACTGGCAACAACAAGCGGAGGAGATGAACAGGGCGATGTTCAACCCACCTTTGAGTTCGCAAGAGGTAACGAATACGATCAAGCAACATGAGAAAAAAGAATACGGATATACATGTAAGGACGAGCCGTTTAAAAGCCATTGCGATCCTACGGTCTGTGCTCAACAGCAGTTTGGTATCGGAGGAGATGCGCCGGATGCACCTCGTGTTGATGGCCTGAGTATCATGTTATCAGAACCACGTTTGTATTTTATGGATGTAAACGGTCAGCGGTTACAGTTAAGCACGGAGCAGCTGCAGAACCAAACGCTCTGGCAACGTGCCTGTATGGAACAAAAGAATTTTATGCCTCCAACTATGAAGCCACAGAAGTGGCAACAAACTATCAATACACTTATGCAAAATGCTACATACCTCGATGTGCCCGAGGAGTTGACGGTGGCAGGAGAATTTAAACAACATATGCAAACATACTGTACAAGTCATATCAGAGCACTGGCTCCAGAAGAAATGGAAATGGGCAAGCCATGGACAGATGCCGGAGTTACTAAGTTTACCTTGCCTGGACTCTTGGAGTTTTTGCATCAACGCAGATTTACTGGTCATACCAGAGCGCAGATTATACAGATGATCCGTGATCTTGGTGGTGACAGCACAGTTCAAGCAATTGTAAAGAGGACACCAAAGGGTGAAGTAAGAAGCACCATACGTTGTTGGTGGATACCTGCATTTGACGAGGGAGAAATGACACTAGGAAAAGAGGAGTTCGAAAATGACATCCCATTCTAATAGGCTTTTGAGAGTGGGTGAGGTGGCAGATCTATTAGGTGTGTCACGATCTTACGTCTACAAGCTATCACAAAACTCAGACAGTTTTCCAAAGCCCATAGTTTTGGGGCCAGAGGATAACAAACGATCATCGAGTCGTTGGGTTTTGTCTGAAATAGAAGACTGGGTAAACACCAGACCAAGAGGCAAAGAGTATGATACAGAATAGTAAGCTGATACTCGGACCTCCAGGTTGCGGTAAAACCTATCGGTTGATCCAAGAAATAGAAGAAGCATTGGAAAGCGGAGTGCATCCCTCTCGCATAGGTGTAATATCTTTTACAAGAAAAGCCATTGAAGAGATGATTACCCGTGCGTGTTCACAGTTTAATTTAGAGTCCAAAGACTTTCCGTTTATGAGAACGAGTCACTCCCTTGGGTTTCATGGTCTGGGTTTGCAACCCGAAGATGTGATGAAACTTGCAGATTACAAAGCCATTGGAGAACCCATTGGTCTGACGTTTGAGAAAGAGGACGAGATAGATCTAGATGATGGGATGCGAACTCCTAATTTAGGAGGCACGGGTCAAGACTATCTACAGATGGACAGCCGTTCGAGGTATCGCATGGTAAGTCTGGAAGATGAGTTCAGTGCAACAAACAACTTCACTTTGTTCTACGCCAAGGCGGTACAGTTTCAAGAGACACTGCAAGAATACAAGAGAACCACTGGCAAGGTAGACTTTATCGACATGATCGAACGGTACATTGAACTGGGTGAGTATCCAAACCTAGACTACTTGTTTGTGGACGAGGCACAAGACTTCACACCACTACAGTGGGAGATGGTCAAGGGTATGTCTGAATATGCAGATAAAATAATCATCGCAGGCGATGATGACCAAGCTGTGCATCGTTGGACTGGCGTAAACGTAAACCTGTTTATCCAAAGTTCTAGTAATGTTGAGTATCTGACACAGTCGTACCGCATTCCAAGACGTGTTCATGAATTAGCAGCTAGTATAGCCAACCGCATTGATGGGCGTATTGAAAAAAAGTTTGATCCTCGTGATGAATTAGGCACTGTTGAATATGTATATTACATGGATCAGATACCTTTGAACGAAGGGTCTTGGACGATCATGGCAAGAACAAATAAATATGTCAGAGACGTTGCCTCTTTCCTACGAAACTCTGGTTTCAAATATTCTATCAAGGGCAGACCTAGCATCTCAGAGAAACTGGTTGAGAACATGATGACGTGGGATGATCTGTGCCAAGGTAAGAAGATTAATACAGAACGGATCAAAAGACTTTACGCTGCTGTACCCAAGCAGGGAGAGGATGCCGTTGTTAAACGAGGTGCCTCAAAACTTTTGGACGTGTTGACCCCCGAGGACGAAGTAGACATGGACACACTTCTGGATGAGTTTGGTTTGCTACGAGATGCAAGTCACGCGGCATATGACATACTGAAAGTAAGTTACAAAGAACGAGAATACATCGAAGCAATTTATCGTAGAGGTGAAGATCTTACTTCTAAACCTCGTATCAAAGTTTCAACGTTTCATGCGATGAAAGGAGGGGAGGATGATAACTGTGTAGTGTTGGATAAGTCTACCGCTGCATGTGTCAACAGTGACCATCCAGATGATGAGCATCGAGCATTTTATGTGGGTGTGACAAGAGCAAGACACAATCTTTATATCGTTTTAACCGGGAACAAATACAGGTATATGTTATGAACAGAAAACAACTACTCGAAGCAGCAGAAAAATTAGTTAACGGATCTCGTGCAAAAGACTACGGGGACGCTTTCGAAAACCATGACCGCATTGCAGAGGGATGGAATATAATAATGAGTGGGGCGTTAAGATCCCACGGTTATCTTACCGCAGCTCACGTCGCGTTGATGATGGACTGGGTAAAAACAAGTAGACTACTTGAAACGTTAGACCACGAGGATTCGTGGATTGATAAGGCAGGATATACAGCGTTAGGTGCAGAGTTTGTTGAGAGAGATAATCGCAACAGCCGTAGCATCAGGGAGATGATAGAAGATGCAAAAAAATCTGTTCGGGAGTGATCTAAACTACCAGATCCGAGGTGAACTAGATCTCATAGATGTGGACTGGAACATTCCACCAGAGTTTCCAGACCTCACAAACTACAAAGAAATAGCCGTTGATTTAGAAACCTATGATCCAAACATCAAAACACTGGGTCCTGGGTGGGCACGGAACGATGGGCACATCATAGGCATAGCTGTGGCAGCAGGGGAATACCAAGGATACTTTCCTATCCGGCACTCAAACGGACACAATCTAGATCCAAAGTTTACGTTGCGGTGGCTCAAGAAACAATTGTCTGTGCCAGATATGAACGTGATTATGCACAACGCCACTTACGATGCAGGTTGGTTACGTGCCGAGGGTATTGAGGTCAAAGGTAAGATAGTCGATACGATGATCACAGGGGCGCTTGTAGACGAGAACAGGTGGTCTTTTGGGTTAGACGCCATGGCAAGGGATTACATCTCTCAGCGGAAAGATGAGAAGCTCCTACAGGCAGCTGCGAAAGAGTGGGGCATAGATCCAAAGGCTGAGATGTGGAAGCTACCACCCAAGTATGTGGGTGCCTATGCAGAACAAGACGCCGTTGCTACACTCAAACTATGGGATGCACTCAAACCAATATTAGAAAAGGAGCAGTTGTGGGACATCTGGCACCTTGAGATAGGACTGATACCGTGCATGTTGGACATGCGGACACAAGGCGTCAAGGTTGATCTGGACAAAGCGGAACGGAACAAAAATATAATCCGTGAAAAAACAAATGTACTGCGTGATTTTATTCACAGAGAAGCAGGTCAAGAGGTAGACATCTGGGCATCTGCATCAATTCAAAAGATGTTTGATCAACTACAAATGTCGTATCCAAAAACAGAAAAAGGTGCGCCAAGTTTTACAAAAGACTTTCTTATAAATCATCCCTCAAAGGTTTGTCAGGCACTTGTCAAGCTCAGAGAATTTGACAAAGCTGATTCAACTTTTATTGACAGCATCCTCCGACATGAGCACAATGGACGTATCCATACAGAACTCCACTCTACAAGACGCGATGAGGGTGGCACTGTCACGGGTCGGTTCTCAAGCTCCAATCCGAATCTTCAGCAAATACCTGCCAGAGATAAGGATATAAAGAAACTGATCCGTGGCCTCTTTGTTCCAGACGATGGATGCAAGTGGGGATCATTCGACTACTCAAGCCAAGAGCCACGGCTACTTGTTCACTTTGCAGCTTCGGTTCGAGGGGTCAATCGGCATGACATGGTAGATCGGATCGTTGACGAATTTAATTCATCCCCCTTTCC